ATATTGAAGTATCTATGTGTTGAAATTTATTATTTTTAAATTTATTGATATCTTTAATAAGTTCTTTTACATTAGATACATCAAATGTAGCGCTATCAATGACACAAGGACTATTTTCAGTTATCACAAAACATATATCCAGAAAGTTAGAGTACTTGCTTCCTGAGTGAAACGTATATACAGAATAGCCGTTAACTGTTTTAACTCTTCCTATCTCTTTGTCGAATTGTTCTGAGCGAGCCTTAGCTTTTGTATCCCACTCAATAAATTTATTGAGCAACCCTAAATGTTGATCTGCAGAATTGTTTGGAATAGAGAAATTAACTGTTTGTTTATTACCGTAATTATCGCGTTTGTAAGAATCTATTTTATAGTTTAAAGCCTGTGAACCATCATCAAAATCAAGCAATGAGGCTCTTGTAAGCATTGGTGTATAATTAGTAGCAACTGAATTATATGCTAAACCCTGAACATTTGAATTAATTTTAGTCATTTTACTTGCAGACATACATCCAACTAACAGAGCACAAGCCAAGCCAGTCAACAATAATTTTTTCATTTTAAGATCTCCATACAGATAAAAAGAAACCGCATTTTATAAAGTTGATTTTACTTTTTCCGCGATCTAGATCACAACATAGGAAAAAAGATTCAAGCGGTTGATTGCTTGGGTGATTTTTAAGCAATAAACACTGCTTTCCCCGTATGCAGCATTAATTTCAATGAGGTTTTCGCTGTTTTTAGACGATTAAAATATTCTCTACGGGATATATTGAGACAATGATAAATATCACTGATTTGCCACCGATTGACATAAGTCAGCATAAACACATCATAAAGCTCAGGATTCACTTTATGCATAATTAACATACATTCATTAATCTGCATACCTAAATCATCAGAAATCGGATCTAAATGCGGTTTATAAGCATATTCGACATTAGGCTTAACTTGAGCAAATCCGGCTGACACTCGAGGAAATTCCGTGCCGTAACGAGGTGTCGCCCAATACCCCCACTGCACCGCTACTCTATCAATATTAATACTACTCATTTAAGCCCTCTAACGTTTTAATTTTATCTTTGTAATACTTAATAATTTCTTTGCAATCTTCGATCGTGTACTTTCTCGGATCGTGGTCTTGGCGTTCTAGCCATTCCACTTTATCTGCACCGATTTTCTTCACAAGATTGATTCGATATTCAATTACATTTCCGCTCTTATGATCATTACAAGGCGCACATTGCTTATGTACATTGAGTTCACAAAACCGTAATTCAGGACAAGCCCCTACACTCCGATAATGCCCCGCATGCCATTGCCCTTGATGATACCGACCGCAACTAATACAAGGTTCGTCTTTATCCCGCAAACGAATGAATTTATTAAATACATCCTGCGCATCTTTCAGCCATTCAGAGCGACTTTTTAATTTAACCTTACGTTCCCTTAACCTCTGTTTCTCCGCTTTCTCTCGGGCTTTCTGTGCGTTATTTCGAACGAGCTCTATTGCACATTTTGGAGAACAAGCCTTTTGCATTGAGTTAAACGGAGTAAATTCTTTACCGCACGCTTTGCACTTCTTCGGTTTGAGTGATTTAATTCTCATCTTTACTCCCTAAAAAAACGCATATAACTGATTAATCACGTTCTCATCGGTGGTATTACCGAAAATCTCTTTGAGTGCGGCATTGATTAATGCGGAGTAACATTTTTCAAATTCGTCTTGTTCCATATTCCCATAACTCAAACTTTGAGCTTCTACCCGTAGGCTGCCGTCTAATTTGTAAGTCACATCTTTATAGCCGGCAATCACTGTTAGATTCTTGCGGAAGGTGTCAAACTGCTTGCGTTCGTCAAAGTATTTCCATTCGGTTTTATCTGCGGCCCAATGCTCAAAACAGAAATTAAAAAAGGCAAAAACCTTACGGTGAAATGCCGGATTGCGCACTTGCTTAATCTCGATTTTGTATTGCTCGCCATTGCGGAACTTCTGCAAGGCTTCAGCTTCCGTTTCCGTTGCCGGCACAAAGGTTCCTCCCGGTAACTTCATCATCTGAAATCTAGCCATTAAACTTCCCAGCCCTCATTAAAAAATCTCTCTGAAAAAATAAACAGAACCACAAATTCATTTTTACGTCTTCTTGGATAAATTTTGCAATCCCTTTAATTCGTCTGGCTTTAGTTAATTTTCTATAATCAAAGTCTTTCAAAATAAAAGGGATATTTATCTGAATCTTAATTCTTCCGGTCGCACAAACTTGATTAAAATCAAGTGTTGGAAATTGACTTTTTACAAATTGACGTAATAGTTTTTTATTCATACCCACCGACCTTTTTCAATTCTTCCAACTTAAACCAACCGCAAGACTTCGTGCGGTTTGAACTACAATCCCGACTGACATTCGGGAATCTTCCCGTATAATGACCGGCACAGCGAAACGGCTCATCTTTAAACCATCCCCATTCATCACCGGCACTGCAATCCTCAATCTCACCACCACATTTCGGACATTGGTATTTAGTGTCGGTCATTGCATTGCTCCTCGAATTATGGCCATTGCTCTTTCTCTCGCTTGGTCTGCGCGTGCCTTGTCGTAAAAACTCGGCTTCGGCGGAATCATTTTCGGAATATCCTCAAAAGCAAAATTCGACCGCACTTTTTTCGCTGCTTCATCAAGTAACTTCGGGATGAATTTCAGCGTATCCTCTTCCGATTTTTTCCGGCATGCCTCGTAGAGAGTTTTCAGTAACCAATATTCAACGTTTGAACGGTAATCAAATTCCGCTTGATTGAATCGGGCATAGCCTAAGAATGATTTGTAACGCTTAAATAATTCTTCCTCGTTTGATAAGCCTAGTGCGTGATAGTCTTCTCGACACCAAGCGATAAATTGCCCCACGCTTGGGAAAAATGGACTTTCTGAACCCGCCGCACGGTCTAATCCACGTTTCAATGCCGATGGTGTTACAAGATCCGCCTTGAGTAATTCTTCAAGCCATATTTGCTTGGTCTCGTTGTAGGTTTCGACGCTGTCAAATGCCTGTTTCCACGCCGGAAATAGCGACTTCAATCGGGTAAACATTCGGTCGATTAATTTCACGGCGTTGCCGGAAACATCGGATTTTTCGACCGCACTTTTTGGGGTAATTGCATTCATCGTAAAAACTCCGGAATTAAACTTGGATCGACGTTTAATTTTCTCCCCATGCCCCATGTTCCGTCATCGGCGAAAGGGTCACTACTCGGCATTTTTCCCACGTTTTGCCCCGCAGGTTCTTGAGGGTAATCATCAAGCCAACGCCAGTTATTTAGGTAAGTTGAGGGGTGCAGGTTATCAAAGCCAAACTGCCTGAGCCTGATTCGCTTTTCCACGTCATCAACCAACATTTGGGTGAATGCCTCAAGCGAAATTGGATATTCGGCGTTGTAAGATTCATACGCCGATTGAAATTTTTTCAATGCCTGTGGTTTTCCCACTTTGCGCATACCGGCAGACCAGAATTTTTCAAAGTGCAGTTCAAAATCCAAAAGTGCGGTCTTTTTTTGCGAAGTTTTTTTAATATGATCTTTAGTATTTTTATTATTTATATATTTATCTGTCGGATTTATTTCCGAGTTATCTCGGATTCATTTCCGAGTTCAGGAGATAAACTCGGATTTATTTCCGAGTTATCTTGACCTAAATCCGACTTAAATTCATTCCAACTTTTGCCTTTTTCAGTTAGACGAATGAGATCTTTGTCTCCGTGTTTACCTTGTTTTAAATAAACAATCAGACCTTTATCATCAAGTTCTGTAAAGTGGCGATAAACGGTATCGGCGGTTTTATAAAACAAAGGTAATTCTTCAATAACTTTATGGCGAGACACCCAGTAATACACGACACCATCAACAACGACTTCAGAAGCCCAAGAAGAGGCTTGATTTAATAGATCGAAGAGTGCGCCTTGATTAGCATTTAATTTCCATTCAAGGCACTTTTTATTGTTGATATAGCTCGAATACCTCATACGTCCACCACCATAAAATACTGTTTAACACGCTTACCGCTGTTTACAGTGATAAATTTATCTTCGATTGCATACCCGCGATCACGCAAATCTTTAATGCGTGCCGACAATCGCATGCATTGAAAATCATCAAGGGCTGAAAGTGCGGTAATTTTTCCGCCGTTTTGCATAAATGCCAAAATTCTTGCATTTTGGGATTGACTTGACTTCTCGTTTAAATTAGTATTTTCCATGTTTATATATTCCTAATTAGCCACGGTTGCCGCCGTGGTTTTTTATTGCCGTTTGTTTAATACAATCACACTCTCAATCGAAAGCTGTGTTGCCGTTAAATGCTTGCTCAAGGCTTGACGGATTTTGTCTTCCTCGTGTGAGGTTATTTCACCGTCTTGCAATGCCTGCTCTAAGATTTTGTAAAGTAACCCGCGTGCAGATAATTCTTGAATCTGCAATAGGGATAACTCCGCATTGTCTAATTCATCTGTTGCTACATTCGGTACAAACCGACCACCAGATAATCTGCAAATCTCATCGGTAAAATCCGTTAACCCGTACTCTTGCTGAATAGCGATTAACTCTTCCGTCTTAAATCGCTGTCCTTTCGTCTGATAGAGCCGATTGTTCAGCTCACTTTCAGAAAAACCAAGAAAGCCTGCGACCGCACTTTTACCGCCCGGTACTTTCTCGATCATCTCAATAATCATTTTCTTCATCACCATAATTTCCTGTGTTTTTTTATGGTTTTCATTTGGGGGAAATCGGGTAAATTAGTTTTGAGTAAGCGAATTAAGTATTTCAACTTCACTAACTTTTCCATTTGTAGCTTTAGCAATTAACGGAATGTATTTAGCACTGATTCCGCCGCCATTTAGCCAAAAACTAACGGATACTTGAGAAACGCCACATTTTTGACTGAGTTTAGCTTGAGAACCACAGATAGAAATTACCTCTTCTATAACTTTGTTTTTCATAGTTTCTCTCTAAAGTTAAATTTTCTTATAAAGGATATAAGGTATTTTATGAAATGTAAAGTTAATCTTATTTGAATTTATATAAGTTCGCTTATAACATTCCAAAACAAATTAGGAGGTAGCATGAAAACGCTCGCAGAAAGGTTGCAATTCGCTATGCAACAGAAAGGATTAAATCAGGCTGAATTAGCAGCTATGGTTGGAACTTCACAGGTAACAATAAGTAATATTATTAACGGTGTTACAGATGTTCCACGAAGAGGATTGGAAATAGCTAAGGCTCTGAATGTTTCTTTAAATTGGTTATTAAATGGTGTTGAAGACTTTGAAGATGGCGTTACCGTTTCAACTAAAAATGAAAAAACCGATTCGATAGTCATGACGTTGTTAGATAACCGTTTGGCTGCTGGAGATGGTGTTATCAATCTTGATTACCCCGATACAATCCGTTCTATTGAATTTTCACGTGATAAATTTATGGAAGTCTTTCAACGCAAAACTGCCAATAATCTTTCAATGGCGATCATAGATGGAAATAGTATGTATGATCCAAACAATGAAGAAATGAGTTTGAAACATGGCGATGTAGTTTTTATTGATACTTCAGTCCGAGAGTTCAAAAATGATGGTATCTATGCTTTTGTGTTAGAGGGGCAAGCTAGAATTAAACGTTTACAATATATGAGCGGTTATCGATTAAAAGTAATTTCAGATAATCCAACGTATGAAACTGAAATTTTAGAGAAAGATCAAATTGAGCAAATTTATTTTATAGGGCAATTAATAAAAAAAATGCCGATGGATATGTTTGACTTATAGGCGTAGCAATAGCGCATAGGCAGGGGTTGTGAACTAACCATAACAAATTGAGCATAATTAGGATTGAAAATGAAAAATGAAAAAAAAACACAAGCAGGAAAATTAGGGGGGATCAAAGGCGGTAGAGCAAGAGCGCAAATATTAACAAAACAACAACGTATTGATATAGCTAGAAAAGCTGCTTTAGTTAGATGGTCAAAACAAAAGGAAAAAAATATGAAATTAGAATGGAAAAAAGTATTAAGTCAAAGTGATGCTCAAGAGACTGTTCCTGTTGGTTCAAAAATGCCATTTCTACGTTTTACGAAAGAAAATAATTCATTCGATCACACTACTTGGTTTAGAACAGATTTTTTTTCAAATCTGCATTGGATTAGGAATCCTAAAGATCCTAATGGAGAAATTGCTGAAATCATGATCGAGGTAACTTTACTTGGTAATAATTTAGGTCAACGAAAAATGTATGTTGACCATAAACCTTACCGAGGAAGAAATCACAGCGCTCCTACGACACATCTAAATTACGATAATGCTACAAGGCTAGCATTGGAGAGCTTGAATTTATCCGGTTATACCGTGATAGTGACGAACGATAACGGGTATTACTATTTTGAGATAATTTAGAATTATCAATTTTTCTCATAAAATCCTGAAATAAATCTGATAGATTGGCATTGTTATCTGTAGATAGTACATCAGCAATGCCACTTAGCCTTTTTTCTGCAATATCAAATAAATCTATTTTTTCATCTTTGAATTTTACGATATCTTGGTTTAATTCAATACCTATAGCATTACGCTTCTCCAATGCAGCAGCAACAAGAAAACTGGCTGAACCAAAACAATTATCTAGAATGATATCACCTTCTTCCGTATAGGTCTGTACTAGATATCGACCAAGCTCTACTGGTTTTTGTGTTGGATGCCATACTTCCCCCTCTGTTTCTGCTGTTTTAAAATATACCGTATCTGTAGGATATCTAGCTCCATCAGATTGAACTAGCGAAGGAGAGAAAGTTCCATAAGATCCTGTTAACTGCTCCTTTCTAACTCCTTTATTATAGGAAGAACCTTCTGACATTTGTGGAAAATACTTTGGTTGTTTAGCGTAAAAAACGCAAATATCTTCATGCTTCCTTAACGGTTGTTTTTTTGCATTCAAAAAATTGGTTGCTTTAGATTTTATCCAAGTAATTTTATATTTAAATAATCTTTCTTGACTTAAAATAACTTTAGCCGTAAAAATACCTTGGCTCATTAGTAGTACAGCACCATTAGGTTTTAATATTCGTTTATAATTTTTCCACAACTCATCAAATGGAATAATGCTATCCCATTTATTTTGTGTTGTCCCATAGGGTAAATCACATAAAACTAAATTTACAGAATTATCAGGTATTGATGACATTACCTCTAAACAATCCCCTTCAACCAACAAAGAATATGGCTTTTTCATAATACTCCCCCTGAAATTCAATAGTGTTACATGAAAGAGTATAGCTAAGCC